ACGGATTGCACCCCCATTTATGGGGGACAGGTAGTTGTTGATCTACCTGAAAAGGCGAGGGTTCAATACCTCGCTGGAGCATCTCCCCTTGCTGGGAAGATGCTTGAGGAGATCTTGCATACAGAATCGTTGCAGAACGTTATGAATGTAGGATCTTTGGCCGATGTTACTAAACATTTGAGCGAAATGCTGGGAACAGACGAGGATGATGAGGTTGTCACCATGATAGCCAGTACTTGTCTTTGTTTTTATCAGTTATATCGTTCGCGGTCGGCTCTTGATGTAGGAGCGGCTATTGGACAGTGGACTATGGCTATATTGAAGAGAGATATGAATTTTGCGCGAGACAATGTTTCGAAGATTTCGCATTACCTTGATGGTATGCGGACCGAAGCTTTGTCGGACAAAATTGAATCGTTTGTTACCATGCTGAAAGGTGCAGGTGGTGTGAAAATATTCGAGCAATTGCGGGAAATTTTTGTTTCTATGATATCCCTGAAGTTCTTCGGGAAGGACTATAAGGCTCTTTTTAAGAGTTGGTTAGGGAATATCAAGAGTGTCACGTGGTGGGATTTCATTATTTCGTTAATGGAGACATCAGTGACGCTCGTCAAAGCCATTGAGAACTATCTGGCGGGTTTGCCCGTTTGGTCTGTTTTATTTGGCAAAGATCCTCTGCGTCAAACCATCAAAGAAGTTGAACGCCTCGTAGTCTATGAGGAGTTTCTTTATAGTGGTTTGCCCGTACCAGGGAGAATGTGTAAATTTGAGTTTTCGAGACAGATCTCGGAACACTTAGATTTTTTGAGTCAGGCGTCTGCAAAGATGCCCCTGGGATCGGCAAAACGTACAGAGGTGGACATATGGGTTGTCCGTTTGTTGAAGATTAAGAATACTCTGATCAATTCTACGAAAGGAAAGTCTCGACTGCCACCGTTCAGTGTGGTGGTCTGGGGTGATCCTGGAGTAGGTAAGAGTAAGATTCTCCCATTCATAGCTAAAGTACATTGTGCTGTGAAGGGTAGAGAATACAAGGAAGAATATCTATTCAGCAAACAAAAGGACACCGAATTTTGGGATGGACACGATCCGCTTTCTGAACCCTATATTCACATCAGTGAACCGGGAACTAAAAGCAAACAGTTGGCCCAATCTCAGGGTGAGAAGCAGGTGGATGAGTTGTTATCTTTGATCGACTCTCTGCCATACATGTTGAACATGGCATTCAAAGAGAAGGGTAAAGTGTACGCTACACCAGAAATGGTGTTGGTTGACGCTAATAACCCTAATATGAATATTCCACATGTGTCTTCAAACCCAGGTGCCTACTTCAGGCGGTTCTTATATTTGTATGTTCGGGTGAAACCGGAATATTGTAAGGCCGGAAGTACAGCGCTTGATTCGGAAAAATCCTTGGAGGATCCAGATCTTATGGACCGTTGGACGTTTACGTTAACGCGTAGAATACCAAATGGTCCGGAGAGATGGAATGAATATGCCATCGGAGAAAATATGGATATCCGAGAAATGACTGTGCTCTTGCAATCTCTGATGCAGGAGCATATCAAACGCGAAGAAGCAGTTATGGAGAAGGCTAACTCTTATGAAATCTCTGAATACATGGAAGAGATAAAGAGTGAGTCGTTTCCTGATTGTTTGCGGAGTGGATCGGTGAAAGAAGATTTGGAATCGGTGGCAAACCAACTCCATGAAATTCCACAACAGATACTGAAATACTGGAAACCTCATTATGCTGATTTACCGGGAGCGAAAGCTTCCGAATTTGTTGGCATGATGAAGACTGCCTGGCAGCGTGAGAATTCTCCCTTTGGGAGAGTTGTTCAAAAGGTAGTCCAAAGTACAGTAGGTGGAGTCATAAAGAATGTTTGTGACTTGACAGTGACTCAGGCTCAATTGCTTGTCTGGCAACAGGCGGCATATGGTGTTAAGGGCACTCTTAGGCGCATGGCTACGATACTGTTTTGGTTGTCCGTTTTCATCTTTGTAGGTGGAAGGGCGGCCTCAATCGTGACTTTACTCACAGCACTATATCTGGCGACAGATAGCAAAGGGTATGTTGCTAGTAAGTTGGTTGACATTAAGACTTCACAGATGAGAGGGCGGAGAGACCGCGCGTATGCGTGGCTTCGCGCTAGAATGTGGAATGAGGATTTTGATCCATACTCGATAGTGTCACCCAATGCCAAGTTTTATGGCAAAGTTGTGGCGGCATTCGTGTCGCTCGGTTGCCTTTATAAGCTTGGTGGGTGGGCTATCGAAAAGGTCACTCGACCTAAAACTGAAGGTAATTCTACCGCACTCGAAGAGTTGCAGGAGAAAGAGAAAGAGCTTGAATGTGGGTATTCCTACAAGAGAGTTCCTGTTCAAGGGTCACAAGTATGGAATACAGTGGTTCCGTTGCGGAGCTCTGTTAGTACTCTGGATCCTGAGCAGTTACAGCTTTCTATACAGAAGAATGTGCGGAAGGTAGAAGTCGTGGGAAACCAGAGTGTGACAACATGTATGATTGGAGTGAAGGGAAACTTAGCTCTTATCAATCGTCATGCTTTTGGAACTTCCGATACTGGAAAGTTTTTGGTTCGTGTGTGGCCTCAAGGCCTGGATAAGGGAACTGCTTCAGCTAGTGTTGATACACAGCTGTATGCTGCACAATTGCAATATGTGGTTGATGATATTGTCCTAGTAGCACTTTCGGGTGTTCAATTTAGGGATATTGTCAAGCATTTTGTGGCGCATGATGTAGATACGCAGCTCTCCTATGAAGGGCGCATCGGACTCGATGCACCAACACGTGTCAAGCGTTACAACACTGGCATTACAATCACAGACTCGATTGAGGGTACCATTAATGTGACCAACTACTGGTCATACAAGTGGCAAGCCCATGAGAGGGGAACATGTGGAACGCCTGTTGTTGCGCGTGTGGATGCTGGAAGCGCTATAGTCGGATTACACACGGGGGGAGGGAATTTATCCTCCACCTCCATTGCGGTTGCCGTAAATAAGCGCGACATACAGCGTGCACTTGACACACATCTCGCTCATGCACCCTTTGTGGAGTTGAGTTCGGAATCTGACCCCGTTCTTGACGTTGAGTTGCCTATTTCGAAAAGTCCATTTAGATTTGAAGTTCTACATGGTTTGGATTATTACGGAAAGTTGGCAGGCCCCACTATGATGCATAAACACTCGAAGTTGATAGCTACAAAATTGAAGCCGTTCATCTCCGATCTCATTGATGAAAAGATGGAGACAGAGGATGGTGACCTGTTTGGTCCCCCTCCCATGAAACCATTTATGAGGGAAGGTAACTACTACTCTCCCTTTAATAACGCGTTGAGGAAGCTCGGCGCGTCAAAGAGATCATTGGATCCGGCAATCATGAGTATGGTTATCAAGAAGATACTAGAACGTGTTTTGCCCGAGATACCCAAAATGAAGCCGATTAACGTTATGAGTGCCATTAATGGTGCTCCAGAGGATCCTTTCATTAGATCCATGAACTTATCGACGGCATCTGGGTTTGGATGGCAAGGAGCTAAGCGAGAGTATTTTGAGAAGGTTGAGTCCGAAACTTGGCAGGATTGTGATGTACCTGTTGAGGAATTGGCGCGCAAGGTCTTGGAAGATGTGAAGCGGATGCAGAATGGTGACGTACCCCCATTCGTGTTCGAAGCACATCCAAAGGATGAAGCGCGCTATGAGGTGAAGAACAAGGTGGGTAAAACTCGCATATTTTATGCGTCCCCACTTGAACAAGTTGTACTTGCTCGTATGTTTCTTTCGCCTTTTTATTCCCTCATGGTTGAGAAGAGCGAGTTGTTTGGATCCGCAGTAGGCATCAAAATGCATACGGCTGGAGACCATCTCGTTTCTACTCTTACGGGATTTTCACCCCTCCTCATGGAGGGAGATTATTCCAGTTTTGATCAATCTATGCCTTTTGAAGTTGGATGGGCAGCGAATTCAGTAGTCTATGCGTGTCTTGAACACGCTGGATATAGTAGAGCAGCATTGCAAGTTGTGAAGTCTCTTTTGACTGCCAATTTGTTCCCGTATGTTGCGATGAACAAGGATTTGTTTCGCGTGCCCTCACTTCAACCGTCAGGGAAATTTGCTACGGCAGAGGACAACAGTTTGAGGAACTTGATCCTGGTTATGTATTGCTGGCACACGATGCCGGAATTGCGTAGCCTCGATTTCTTTACTCATGTCCATGTCCTGACGTATGGTGATGACCTCCTAATGGCTGTCAAGCCAGAGGTAGCAGGTCAATTTAATAACGTGGTATACCAGGAATTTTGTCTGGAGAGGTATGGTATTACTTACACCCCAGCGGTGAAAGATGCTACCATGACCGATTTCAAAGACATACAAAGTGTCAGTTTCCTGAAGCGGAACTTCGTTTACAGAGAAGATTTGGGACATTGGGTTTGTCCGTTGTTTAAAGAATCCTTAGGGAAGTCTTTACAGTGGATGTTACCCTCTCGCGTAGTAACAATAGAAAAGCAGATGCTAGATACCTGCACTTCGTTTCTATGGGAGTGGTTCTTTCATACCACCGAAAAGGAGCACAGTATAACGCGAAGGCGTCTTATTGAGCTACTAGTTGAGCATTATGGGATGGAGGAATCTGAGATTCGAACGGTTTTACCAGTTTGGACTGAGATAGGCGTCTCTACTGGATTTATCCAATAGGGCGGCTCCCAACTCTCTGTGCCGGGGACGGCTATAAACATCCCGCAGGTATTGTGTTAAGTACCCGTCCGGAGGGACGTAAAACACTTCTTTATCCCCTTGCCGGTCGTCGATTCGGCCGACAACATCGTTGTGCGGTGGGAGAAGTAACAACGCGCTGTGGCGTGATTACGACTCATGACTTGGTGTCAGAACCGAGCCCCAGAGGCGCAGTCGCAGTTAGAGGAGGAAGGCTATTTAGCCTTTTTGGATGTGAAGTGCCTCCTACTAAAACAAGGCAAACATCTTTCTGACTAGGGCAGTGTGTCCATGCAGGCACTCATGCTGACAAACAAATTGCATGCAAATCTACAAGAATTAATGAATGAACTAGAAGCGCAGAGGGACGCGCTTACAACTCAGTCCATCACTGGTATCCCAAATGTGGATAGCCGAAGTCTCAGGCAACTGAGAAAGGCTCATTATATGAAGTCTTTTCTCGATGTTGGACCCGCTTATAGACAGCGTGTTCGAGCGCTCTCGAGACTGCGTGACATTGATGTCACACTGCGCACCATAGACGATTTGAACGATGAATCTGTGATGCGCGATCAGTTCAGGACTGAATCTGATGTTGCATCAGGTTCTGTTTCCAATTCTGTTGTAACTGAATTGGAGAATCTTGTGGATTTGGCTGGTAATGACTCCAAAACTTTTGACTCGGGCGATACAGTTAATACTGACCAAGGTCAGGGGTATCATTTGGGAGTTGAAAATCTTTTTCAACGACCCATACCCTTAGCTACCATTGGTTTTACTCTTGGTGCCTACTCTGTGTCGAATTATGCTGTTTGGGATTTGTTTACGTTAAATCCGACAGTTCGAGCCAAGTTGAGGAACTATGCTTACATCCGTGGAAATATGACCGTGCGTTTTGCCATTTCTGGCTCGCCCTTTCACTACGGCCGTGTGCTTTTGTCTTATCAGCCATACCCTTTGAAGAATACTACCCTGCAGGCCTTATTGGCTAATTATGCGGTGGATGTGAGCTTCCGACCTCTGCTATTGAATTACCTTTCACAAGCAGAGGGGGCTGTAGTCGTCGACGTGAAGGCTAATCAGCCTGTTGACGTCGCTTGCCCCTTTATATCGGTTAAGCCCATGCATCGCCTGTTTAATACATCTACTGCTGCCATTTCTGATTTGACTTCGTATGAAGACTTGGAGGAAGCAGGAGATTTGTATATCGTAGTTATGAACCCTCCACAGATTACATCTACTGACACAAGTGCGCTGCGTGCTTACTTGTACGGTTGGATGGACGATGTGGAGTTGGGATCAACTACGGCAACTCAGGTTGGTATTACTACGGAGTCTAAGGTCGACGAGCGTGAATCTGGTCCGATTGAGCGTCTGTCTTCAGCAGCGCAACAAGTGTCGCAAGCACTTGAATCAGTACCGATGATTGCACCGTTTGCCTTAGCCTCGTCCATTGCTTTATCTGGCATTAATAAGATTTCAGCAATATTTGGTTGGTCGAAGCCGGCGGTTATATCGCAGCCTGTTTTTGTAAAAAACAATCCATTTCAGAATGGGGCGTTGACTATAGGACAGGACACGACACACCGCTTGGTATTGGACCCGAAGCAGGAACTGACTGTTGACCCGCGTTATGGGGGCGTACCTCACGACGAAATGGTTCTAAGTCATCTCGCAGCTAAAGAATCCTATTTGAGAACTTTTACTTGGTCGCCGAGCGACTCCATCTTGTCGAATCCGATCTTTTACGCTCAAGTATCGCCAACGTTATGTACGTACGTGACGTATGGTGGGTCTACTTATTTTCAGCCCACCTCACTTGCGTTTGCTACATTTCCGTTTACGTGCTGGAGAGGAACGATCAGGATAAGACTGGAAGTTGTCGCTTCGTCCTATCATCGTGGGAAGATTGCCATCTTCTATGAGCCTAACACCTCACAGATGGCTATCATTAATCCTACGATTTCTACGAATAAACAGTATCTCATGATTATGGATCTTCAAGAGGTTCAGGAGTTAGAATTTGACATTCAGTGGGCTTCACCCCGTGCTTGGCAGAGGGTGATTAGTTCCACAGGCTTCCTGACTAGTGCTGTGAACTCCACTACGGGAATTACCAACTATGTTACTCATACGAATGGCTACTTTGGGGTGACTCCACTAACAGCGTTACAGTCCCCCGATGGAGATTCTGTAGAGGTAAATGTTTACATTTCTTCTCCAGATCTTAAAGTCAATTATATGACAGATTCTCACTTTCCCGATGAAAGGATTCTAGCAGAGTCACGAGTAACCATGGCAGAGATTGAGACGCAAGTCTTGAATAAATCTTCTGCCAATGATGAAAAGATTTCACTAGAACACTTTGGGGAGAGGCCAGTTTCGTTTCGTTCTCTCTTAAAGAGGTATGCCACCACACGTGCACAAGCTATTGCGGCTGATGCTACGTCTGTTAAGACGTTGGTGGCGGAGTTTCCAATACTGCCACAGGTCGTTCCGACCTACGGTGGATTAACTACTCCTACATCTTCTTTGTTTGAGTACTTGCGATATGCCTATATGGGCATGAGAGGAGGCATGAAGAAGAGAGTTTTCCTTCGTGGAAATTTCGGTCTGAATGCTCTAACTCAAGTTAAGGTTACGCTCAATCCCTCAGAGAGTACTGATTCTGTCAGTAATGCTTATGGGACTGGGGTTAATGCGTCTGTCACTGGTACAGTGACTTACGTACCCTATTCCAATGGGGGTGTTGAATTTGAAATGCCTTATTATTCGCAGAACCTATTCAATTTTGCTTTTGCAGATGATGGTGTAGGTCCTGATAATGGGTCCTTTGTTGTCCCATATGCGAGGAATTACACCATTGCTTTTGATTTGGTAGGTTCAAACGACGCTGGATATTTGGACGAGGAGTCTGCGACGGCGGAAGATTTCACTTTCTTCCGCTATCAGGGCGCCCCGTACTTCACGCGGTAGGACGCCGCGTTATATAAACGAGTGCCTAGTGCACAGTCTAATTGAGGTTTTTGCTTGACCATGGTTTACAGCACAGCTTTCGGCTTTATTGGCGATAGTTGTGTTCACGTGGGATAGTTTCCTCGACCGGGAAGACGGTATATAAGAAAGATGGCTCATCCGGCCCCTGCTCCTGTAGGGGGCGGTGGGCTATCACCTTCGTATTTTTATACGGAAGTGTG